TGCGGCTCGGCGTTTGTGGTGGTGGCGGGTGTTGGTGTGGGGTGTTTGGCCATGCTCATTGGCTCCAGGGTGTGAGGCTGTTGGGGTGGGTGCGGTGGCGCACGATCAGCCGGAAGCTGATGGAGGCCATGGGGGTTTCGCCAGCATCAAAATTGAAAGTGACTTCTGGGTCCGCATCGATGTCAACCACGTCGTCAATCCCCAGGGGCACGCTGAGCAGGGCGGCCCAGGTGCTGACGAGCAGGGTGTCGGCGGTGGCCATGGGGTCTTGCATGGCCGGGGTGCGGGACAAGCACTCGACTTCGATGGAGGTCTGCCAGTCGGTGGCTGCAATGGGGCCGGTGGCCATGCGCTGCGATGCACCCAGGCTGACCAGGATGGCTTGGCTTTCGGCGGCGCTGACCATGCGGGTGCGGTTGACGTACACAGCCACGCCGGGGTGGGCGGCGCGCAGGGCGTCGGCCACGCGGTTGGTGATGATGGCGAAGGCGCTGGCGCTCATGCGGTGTACTCCAACAACAGGCGCAGCCAGCCGGAGCCGTCGGGTTGCACACCCACCACCACGGCCTCGCGCTCGCCTTGCACCAGCACGGCGGTGCCGTGCGCGGGCAGGACGTTGCCAAGGTCTTCGGCCTTGACGGTGAAGGTGGGCGGGTTGGCCTCCATGCCGATCACGTCGTCGTGCAGCGCGTCGAATATGCCGGTAAGCGTGGTGCCGCCAACCACCGCGCTTGCATTGGCCAGATTGGCCATGCAGGCGCGGTTGATGCGCTGCTCCATGCGGGCAAAACGGGCGCCGGTGGCCATGGTGGTGGGCTCGCGTGCGGGTGGCTTAGCCGACGGACTTGTACAGGCCGCGATGGTCGATGGCTTTGGCCGCGAAGTCGAGGCGGACTTTCATCTCCATGCCGTCGATTTCCCAGCCGGTTTTGCTCTCGGTCACCGGGCCTTCGGCGCCGTCGAGGTAGCAGTACTCCACCGTGTCCACCATGCGGCCGCCTGCAGCGGCGTACCAGGTGGCCGGCCCGGTGTCGGACAGCAGGGCTTCGACCACCGGGGTAAGCGCGGAACGCCCGCCCGCGCGGAATTCGCTGATGTTGGCCTGCACCGCTGGAACATAGGTCGAGCTGGTGAGTTGGTCGGCAATGCTCCACAGCTCTGGCGGGACGATGAGGAAGGAGGCAGACAGGTTGAGCTTTTCACCGGCCAGGCCGGTTTGCTTGCGCATGGCCACGCGCATGGCGGCGAGGGCTTCAAAGCTCAGGGCGGCGGCGCCGAGGTTGCCGTTGGGCGCTGAGTAGTTGCCGGCGGCCGTGAGCTGGGCGTACACCAGCTCGTTTTCTTTTCGGCGGGCGGCTCCGCCGAAGGCGGTAACGAGGCCGTCAAAGGCGCGCAGGTCGTCGTTGACAATGGCCTGGCGGGTGAGCGCCACGATCTTGCCGTAGGTCATGACCTGGTAGTTCACTGCGCCGTCGGTCAGCGTGCCGTAGGTGTATTCACCGGCTTCGTTGACTTGCTGCAGGTTGGGCGCGCCGCTGAGCTGAGCCACGCTGATTTGCTTGAAGTCTGGCGCGTTGGGTGCGCGGCGAGCCCACACGGTGTAAGTGCCTGGGTCTTCGTTGTAGGCGTCGCGCAGGCGCTTGTTGGCCACGTTGGCCATGATGCCGGGGAAGTCTGCCGAATCGTTCCAGGCGGTGATGGGCGTGGGCGTGGCGCGGGTGGCCATCATGGCGTGGGCCAGGCCCATTTTGTCCATGGCGTTGGTGTTGATGCCACGGCTCTCCAGGTAGCCCCGGCCCAGCTCCAACAGGGGGACGCTGCGGAAGCGGCGGCCGTTGTCGTCGAGCTTGACCGATGGGTCCAGGCGGTGCTGCAGGGCTTGCTCCACGCCTTTCATGCGGGTGGCAAATTCGTCGGCCACGGTTTGCACGCTGCGCACGTTTTGGTGGCCGCCAGCGGCTGCGTCGCGATGGGCGATTTTGTCGAGCACTTTGGCCTGGGCGGCGGCCAGGTCGGCACCGCTGCGGATGAGTTCGCTGGCGAGCTCGGGCACGGCGTGGCGGCTGCACAGGTCAGAAATATCGGCGGCGCGCTGGGCGGCCTGGGTGGCAATGGCGGCGGCGTCAACGCCAGGGGCGGTGGCGGCGGGGGTGGCGGGCGTGTTGTTTGCGCCGCCAGTCAGGTCTTGAGACATGGGGGTTTCCTCTTGGGTGATCTGGGCGGCTGCCCGGGTGGTGAATTCGCAGGGCGTGCCGCCGTGCGGTTGGCTGCGGGTGCCGCTGCCGGCATCCGCAGGAACGGGGACAAAGCTGATTTCGGCAGGCTGCCAGCGGGTGGCGCGGTAGAGCCAGCGGGCGCCGCCGTCGGTGCGGGCATCGGGGGGCACCATCTCCACGCGCTGCACGCTGTAACCGGCGCTGATGTGGCGGATGACGCCGGCCTTGATGTCGGCCACGAGGCCCGCGAGTTCGGGGCGCTCAGACAGGCGCACGGTGGCGCGGCCTTCGGTGCCGTCAAGCCAGGCGCGTTCAACCACGCCGATGACGCTGCTGAGGTTGTATTGGTCGTGGGTGTCGAGCACGCTGGCGCCGGCGTTCATGCGGTCGAGGTCAACCGCCTGGGCGTCCACCACCAGCTCTTCGTCGTAGGCGCGTTCGTTGCGCCAGTCGTAGCGGGGCACCACCGCGCCGGTGGTCCACACCACCTCTACGGTGCGCCGGGTTTCGTCAAAACTGGTGGGGTTGAGGGTGGCGGCGCGCACCATGGCGGGCATGGTGGCCGTGGTTTGCAGCGCGGGGGCGGTGTGCGGTGTGCTCATGCCTGCAATGGTCGAGCAGGCGGGCGTTTGAAATACCCCGAGAACTTCACTCTTTGAGGGGGTTGGGCGCGTTAGGCCGCTTCGCTGAAGAGGTCAACGGTGTGGGCGTCGCGGTCTTCTGACGACTTGCGCAGCAGGCGCAGCGCCTGCACGTCCATGTGCTGCGCCATTTCGATTCGAGCCGAAGCCTGGGCAAAGTGGCTGGCCGACATTTCAACGCCGACAAAGCGCCTGCCCGCGTGAATGGCGGCGATGCCAGTGGCTCCCGATCCCATGAAGCCGTCAAACACCACCGCGCCGGGGCGGGTGCTGCTTTCGATGATGTGGCGCATCAAGTCGGCAGGCTTTTCGCACGGGTGCTTGCCGTCATAGGTGCCCACAGTGTCAAAGTCCCACACATCGGTGTGCGCCTGACCCGCCATTAGCGAAAACGGGCGGCGAAGGTCTTCGTACTCCCGGCGAAGGTCTTCGTACTCCCGGCGAAGGTCTTCGTACTCCCGGCGAAGGTCTTCGTACTCCCGGCGAAGGTATTGCCCGCCCGCGCCGTTGAATGCCTCGCGCAGTCTTTTGTAGTTCTCAGCGGTCGGCAGCGTCCACTGCACGCGGCTGAAATAGTGGCCGCTCATTTGGTTGCCGCAGGCCGCGTCGCACATCTTGCGGTCAAAGCCTGCGGCTATCCGCTCCCCGTCCAGGTAAGCCCGAAGCGGCTCAAAAACAAACCCGCGCAACTCGTCGCACTTGGCTTCGTAGCCCGCCTCGCCCTTGGCGATGTTGTCAGCGCCGAAGTGCTCGGCAAAAATGATGGCCTCGGTCTGCGGGAAGAAACAGCGCAGGTTGGCGGGCTGGCACGCAAGGTGGCGGCCTGCTGGCTTGCGCCACTTGATGTGGTTCAGCACATTGAAGCGCTGCGCAATCGTCACCTCCACGCGTGCGGCCATTTGCGGCGATGCAAACACCCACAGCGAGCCGTTGGGCTTGAGTACCCGCGCCCACTGCTCGGCTTGGGTGTCAATCCACGCCAGAAACTGAGCCGGGGTGTCCCACTGGTTGTCCCACGGCTCGTCCTTCACCTTGAAATAGGGCGGGTCGGTCACCACCGCATCGACCGAGTTGTCGGCCATGCCGCGCAGCACGTCCAGGCAGTCGCCGTGGTGCAGGGTGTAGGCGCTCATGCGCTCAGCGGCGGCGGGCCTGTTTGCCGGGCTTGGGTTCGGGTGCTTCACCGTCGCTGGCGGCGGTGGCGCCGGGTATGGCCTGGGCGCTGCCTTGGCCGCGCAGCACGGCCAGGCGGGCGAGGGTGCCGTCTTGTTCCAGGCGTTCGAGGTCGGCTTTGAGCTCGGTGAATACCAGCTCGGGCACCATGTTGCGGCGGCGGATTTTCTCGCTCAAGCTGCACATGCCGGAGCCGATTTCGTCCATGTCGGCTTTCACGTCTTGGGCGGGGTTGACGTAGTCCCAGCGGGGGGTGGACCAGTCGACCCGGGTGTCTTGCCCGGTGGGCAGCAGCTGGGCCATGCGGGCGAATTCAAAGAAGGTGTCAACGATGGGCTGGCAGAGGTTGGGCACGAGGCTGAGCCATTGCTCTTGCTCGATTTCGCGGCGCATGTCTTGCTGGCCGATGCGGGCGCTTGAGAAGTTGACCTCGGACACGTCGCCGGTGGCCATCTCATACGTGACGCCGATCAGGCCGGCCACAATTTTTTGCTTGTGCTTGACGTAATCCACAAAGCCGGGGGCGGCTTTGGGCTCGATGACGGTCATGTTGACGCCACCGGGCACTTCGAGCACGCCGCCGCTGGGCAGGTTGCCCAGCTCGGTGGTGGTGGCGCGCTGGGTTTCGTCGCCCATGAGGGGCGGGTTTTGAAGCTGGGATGCGTCGCCGCTGGCAATGACGGCGAGGCGGGTCTCTAGGTTTTTGCGCTGAGCTTCGGCGTCTTCGTAGAGCTGCAGGTCGCGCACGGTGGCAATGACGGGGGCCAGGCGGCTGATGCCTCGGCCTTGGCCTGGGCGCTCGGCGCTGTAGTAGTGGATGATGCGGCCGGCCTCTACCGAGCTGCTGCTCATGCCGCTGCGCCCGCTGAGGCTGACAATTTCGCCAGGGTGGCGGTCGTAAAGCCAGTAGGCCACCTTGCGGCCCAATGGGTCGTATTCGATGCCGTTCAAGATGGTGTTGCTGCCACGGGTGCCTTGGCGGCTGGTGTCGAGCCAGTCAATTTCGAGTAGCTGGAATTGCACGGGCACGGGCAGGCCGTCATCTGGGCGGCGGGGGCGGATGCGGATGAGGACTTCGCCGTCAACCACGCTGGCGCGGTAGGCGCGGGCGACGAGGCTGTAGAGGTTGCCCAGGTTGTCGGCGTCGGCTGCTGCGGTGAAGCGTGCCCACAGCGCGTCTACGGCGGCGGCGTTGCGGGCCAGGCTGCGGGGGGTGATGCCGGTGCCCACGGTTTGGGCGATCAGCTGGCGCACGGCGCGGGCGACGTAGGGCACGTTTTGCACCAGGGCGCGGGCGCGGTGGCGCAGGGGCGCGCCGTCGGCCATGACGTCGG